AACTTGTTGTACCTAGGTCAATGTCGCTATCTGTGACAGGAATAATAGCTCCATCTGCAATATATAATTGTTGTACAGGTGCTGAAGATACTTCTACATAAAATTCTATATAGTTATTGGTAGTATCTATTAATACTTTATTGTTTGGAGATGTCTCACCTGCATCACCAATCAGACCTATTACTGGTCCTTCTGCTGTTGTACCATCGTGTTTGTGACCTGATGTATTACTAAATGCATTGACTAACTGATTGTATTCGTTATTAAATAATGCAGCAGTAATTGTATCGCCATCTACGAATGTACTTTGTCTTATATAACCTGCCATTGTTTTTATCTCCTACCTGAAGGTATGTAATCTACATATAAACCATTAATTCTGTATGGTGCTTTATTATCGTTTGAAATCACCGTAAAGTTATTTGAAGTTCCACTTCCTTGTAATGGTGTTCTTAACATAGGTGATGCTGATGCACCAAATATATTAGTTCCAAATACAGCACTACCAAATATTGATGAAGGATTAACTGTACCTAATGAAAAATTATTTCTAGGTTGTGGTACGTCTCCACTATTATAGTCAAACTTAACTTGAACTTCTGGAGTAACCAATCCTTCTGCTGCTATTGAAATTTTTAAATAGTGTAACGTTTTTAAAGTTCCTAAATCACCATAGTCATAGTCTGGTGTAGCATATCTTGCTAATACAGCAGTTCCGTCAAAATCATCACCTGAATCATGTACAAACACATAACCTGAATTATTCCCGTGATAATATTTTTCAACTCCTGTGACATCAAATCCTGAACCTATTTCTGTTACTTCTATTCCTTTTGTTTCTGACCACTCAAAACCGTTTGGTCTTAGTGTTCCTATAATTCCTTTTTGTCCTGCAGCTACAGCATTTACGTTACTGTAAAATAATCTATATTGTGACTTTTCTCTTAATACTATACTTGTTATTTGATAAGTATTAATGTTTTCAGCTACTTCCCTCATTATAGGTTGTATAGCTTTACTAACAGTTCCTAACTCTACGTCACCAATTCTTGCTGTACCAGCGACTGTTCTTAATCCATCCGGTGCTAAAAATATTAAATCACCACCAATCTCTTGAATACTATAACCGCTTAAACATCCTACATTTTCAGCTATAGGGTCAACTCTTATACTTGATGAATCGTTTATGTTTATTAGCTTATGTAAACTGTTTTCACAAAATACTATTAAATCTGTACGAAAACCTCTAATACCTACTATAGTGTCTGAAATAGAAACAGAACCTGCACCAGCTCCTGTAAAATCATTAGGATTATTATAAACACTATAATAAATAGTAGTTTCTTCACCTTCAAGACCAGCAGCAATTAAGTGATGGTCGTGCGATGTAATATATTTTACAGGAGTATTAGTTCCATTTGGTGATATTTCTTCAGTAAAAAATGTTCTAGTATTTAAAGCTCCTGTTCCTTCCATTCTAAAAGAAAAAATATCTTTTGTGGAATTATCTGCTATGAACATTTCACCATAATCCATTCCAGCACTTTCAAACATAGCAAAAGTTGCTTGTCCTTGTCCAGTTCTTACCGAAGCTGCTTTACCTGTAAAAGTTGTATAATTATCTCCAGCACCTGCAGATAATTTATTTATTTGTAACCATGATATACCATCGTTACTAAAATATAATCCCTCACCTACTACAACTAAAACACCATCGGCATAAGGTATTACACCATTAATTCTATCAGCACTTCCAGTTGGTTGGGTTGCACTATCTTCACCAAATTTAGTAAATCCACTAATTCTTCTATAACCACCTTCTATAGCCACTTCAAAGTTTTCTAACTCTGTAGCTACTCCGGGTCTTCGTAGCAAATCAATTTGATTAGAAGCAGTAACTAAACCGCCTTCACATGCTACTGTAAAAGGTTGTGAACGTGCCATAATTTAAAAGTATCTTCTATCGTCTGTCATATATTTTGGAGCTGGATTCATAAGATTAGATTTCATATACTTCATTCCTTTCTTATAATCGTCCAATGCAAAAGCAGCCTGTTGTGGACTTTCTTTAAATTGCCAGACATAATATCTCATTCTAGCTGTTACAATATTACTGTATTGCTCTGGTAAAACCATTGTATCATCATAAGCTGATAAAGCAGTGGGTCTTACGAAAGCATAAAAGTGTACGTTGTAAACTTTATCAGGAATAGGACTTAGTCCAAACTTCCTATTATCTGGAGACTTAATTACAAATTTAGGTTCTCCATGATTTTGAGCATTAGCATCGTCTTCGTTTTCGCTATCTCTGTAGTATCTTTTCCAATCATCAAGAGTTAAAAATCTTAACCCTTTTGAAACATAAGGAGCTGTTTCTCCACTTACGTTAATTGTTGTTACATAAAAATCATCCCAATCTATTGAAGCATAATCAGTAGTGATACTAGAACTACCATCTTTTAAAGTATACCATCTTTGTCCTGCTACAGTTTCTACAGTTACGTTACCATAGAAAGGGTCAGTAGCTCCACTAACTCCAGCAGAAAAGAAAGGTAATTGAGGTTCTTCGTTAGCTATATCAAATATAGATTTATTAACAGTATCTTTTACAAACTTTTGAAACCCTATAGCATCTGCAAAACTTGCAGCAGTTAATGGAATCTCATTGAGTTCTCTTAATACTTCGTTAGTTAAATCTAGATATGTAGTAGCCATTATTTTTTATGTACCTTTTGAATTTTAAAATTAGCAGATTTACTAGCTCCTTTATGAGGTTTGTAACCACCTGCAGGGTCTTTCATTAATTTGTAAGAGTTACCAGACTTCATCCAGTGATAACCTTTAGGTGCTGGAACTTTCATAATTAATTAGCTTTAGCTTTAGGCATGTCCTCAGAATATGTAGGTTGACAACCTGCCATTCCACCATGCTTATAATTAACTCTTCCACCTTTCATCATGGTTTTCTTTTTCATCATACCACCACCATATGCTTTTTTTCTAGCAGCAGCATCGTTACCCATATTAGAATCTTTCTTATTCATTGTTTGTGCCATATTTTTCATTCTTTATCTCCCTGTAAAAGTGGAGGGTCAATTAAGACCCCCCGATTTGATTATTAGTCAATTGTATAGAAAGCTTTAACCATAGCATCATCTCTAAGTACTTTCGCACCATAGACATGTAAACCTCTAACAATATCACCAAAAGAACTAGGGTCTCTAATTACTTCTGTTGATAAGATTGTGTTAGCAGTTGCTGTGGATGACATATGTCCGCCTAAACATTGACCTGTAGCAGTCGAAACTGAAGGTATGTTATTAGACTTATACATATCAAAGCCTCTTAATTTTCCACTTGAAACTAAACCATTTCTGATTGAGCCTTGACCAGCGTTAAAATCTACTGATAATAACTTAGAACCACTTTGTGATAGTTCTTCGTAAAAATCAGGAGATGCAACGAACCATCTGTTTTCTTCTGGGACTGATTGGTCATCAAGAAGTCTAGCCATTCTAGCCATTAAGTCTAGAGGGTCAACTTCAGAAGCCACACCTAAGTCTACAGAAGCAGTTGTTTCGCCTACACCAGCACTACCAGCAGCAGCATCAGCACCAATGACATGGTCAGGTGCAGAAGCAGATACTCCAGCAAACATTGTAGTAAGTACAGCAGCATCATATGAATCTTTTAAAGAGTAAGCTGCAGAGCTTGAAGCTACTTCTTTAAAGTTTACATGTGACATATTTGTTTCAATATCATCTACGATGAATTTGAAAGCTTTAGCACTGTCAACAACCAATGTAATCTCTTGGTCTGTTAGTTTAGTTGATGTTGTGTCACTACCTCTTGTGTAGTCATACACAGTAATGGTAGGTTCCTTGATAATCTTTACTGAGTCTCCATAAGCAGAAATCTCACCAGCATAGTCGGTGTTAGTAATAGCTTCAACTACCGATGCCTTTCTAAAGAAGTTTAAAACCTTTTTAGAGTATATCGAAGGTAGGAAGAAACTATTAGTTTGTCCACTTACGGAGTTAGCAAAGTTAGCATCGGTATCAGTTGCGGGTTCAAAATATTGAGCCATGATACATTCTCCTTGTAGTTAAATATAGTTTACTTTACGATTCTGCCTTCTTGCATAGCATCGCTGATTTCACTTTCGTATCTATCAAACTCGTCTATACTCATGGCAGCAATCTCCTTTTCAGACCATACTTTCTTTTGCTTTGGTTCTACACTTGTAGTTTTTGTAGAAACCATATCAGCAGCAGATTGTCTGGGCTGTCTAGAAGATGACTTAGTCTTCGTAGGTTCAATGCCAAAATCTTTTTTAAATAAATCTAAAGCACGTGAGGCTAGGTCAGCATCGTTAGCGTTATTGTATATCCAATCTTGGATAACTTTAGGCTGTTCTTTTGCCCAACCATGAAAGTCGTCACTGTTTCTGATATCTTCAAAATCAGGATGTCTTTCCATTAACCTTTTTTCTGCATCTTGTCGTACCAGTTGATTTTCTCTCTCTTGGAGTTTACTAAGGCGTTCTTCTAGAACTTTTGCTTTAGTCTCCGATTGTAGATGTGCAACTGTTTCTACAACTTCATAAACATCAGGATATTGATTCTTAAATTGTTCGAGTTCTTCTTCAGTTTTTGGAGCTTTATATTCAGTTCTATTTTTAGTAGCTTCTTCTAAAAGTTCCTGTTCTCTAGTTTTAAACTCATTAAGTTTACTATCGTAATGTTTTTTTAAATCGTCATACCTTTTTTTGTAATCTGGTTTCTTGTAAGGAGTATCCTTTTCAATTTCCAAATTTTCTTGTCTAACACTTCCTTCAGCATTCACTTCAGTTATGTCGTTGGTATCAAACAATTTATTTCTGTCAGTTGGTTCTTCAAAAAAGAGACCATCATCTGCAGATTTAAAAGGTTTATCTTCACCTTGGTGCCAAGCTTTTCTTTTGTTATAAGGATTTGGCGTTTCCTCTTTTTGGACTGTATTAGTCATTTTCTATTCTCCTACTCAGGGCTTCGTTTAACAAGGTAGCTGCTATTGTCGACTATGCAGGGCTTGTTCTTGTAAAGGTAGCCTTTCGGTTATTATTATGATAAAGGGCTGAGTAATTAATTCAGGTAGCTTTATCTTCCATATCCTGCTCCATGTACCGGTGGACGTTTAAAAGCCATTTCCTCATAAAGAGGATTTTCTTCTTCACGTACAGAATCAAGAAGAGAACCACTTACACCTACTTGTTCAGTCTGTGGACCTTTTTCAACTCTAATAACTTGTTCAGTCATTGGAGTTTTCATAGCCATAGTTTCTTCTTTTAATTCACCACCTTCTTGAAGCGGTTGTCTTTCATCTGCTTTAGCTTCAGCGTCTTTCATCATAGCCATTAAATTGTCAGCTCCGATTTCTTCTACAGCTTTTGCAGTAAAGACAAATTCTCCATCAGATAACCTTGCGGGTATGCTGTCAGAGACTCCTGAACCCGGACCTTCAACAGGACCAGCTCCAGCAAATTCTTGAGCAACGTCTATGACTTTATCAAATATCATAGCTAGTTCCTCATCTTGTTCTAGTTTGGACATAAGCATATCTTCTTCTTCTTCTGTTAATGCTTCGTCCATTATAAATCTTGTGTAGTTGTCTTCCATGTCTTCGTCAGGTTCCATAGGCATCTCAGAGTCCATTTCAGATTCCATTGGTGGTGTCATAACCATCATCATTTGGTCATCTATTGAACCACCTTCTTCGTAACCCATTCTTTCAACAACTTCAGGTGCAACTTGTCTAAGAGCTTCTATACCCGGACCGCCTTCTTTCATTTCTGCTCTTTCTTCTTTTTTAGCAACTAAAGAAAATAAATTAGCAATAGCTCCTATTTCAGCACCACTTTCTTTTTCTACTCTATTGATAATTTTTCTTACTTCTGGAGAAGACATAGTATTATTTTTAATAATATTAATTTCAGGTTCTTTAACTCCTAAACCTATTAAATTATTAATAGTTTCTTTCATAGGGTCTACAGGTTCTTCTGTTCCCATATTATATTTTTTTCTGTCGTCTTCTAACATCATATTTCTTCCTTCCTATTAATTGCTTCTTTAACCTGTAGGTCCAACTGCTCTAGGCGTACCAGAGAATTCACTTTCCCCTGCAGCCGGAACATTTCCGATTCCGATGTTGCCACCACCAGTGCCTGTAGCTCCAAGTTCTTGAGGTTGTTGAGGTGTTCCTTGAATGCCTCCCATAGCTCCCTGTTGCCCGTCAGTAGGTTGAGCCTCTTCGCCAATTGTTTGTCCAGCATTTTGCATTCCTATTATTTGTGCCATTACAGCAGCTTCTTCAGGGTCGTTGAGTATTTCATCAGGGTCTAAATCTAAGCTGTAGGCAAGTTCACTTACAAGTTTAGAAATCTTAACAAACGGTGCAATAGCAGGACTTTGTGCAGTTTGTAAGAACATTGTTAATCTTTGACTTCTTACTTCTTTTTGCATCAAGCTATTTGTACCTGTAGCTTTAACTTCTAAATCACCTTTAACATCCAACTCATCTTCTAAGAATTGCATGTTCCATTGGAAATAAGATTCTCCTAATGGCTTTAATAAAAAGTCATCAAGGTTTTTGATAACTGTTTTAATATTTAAACTTGATGCTCCAAGTAACATAGACATACCAGAAGCAGTCCTTGTCATGCTTTGAACACCTGTTTGTCCGTGTGAATAACTAGGTATACCTGTTTGCTCGTCTGCAAGTTGTCTAAACTTATCAAACATCATCATGTTCTCTGGTGCTGTATTAGGAAATTTCAAACCGTGTATAGCTTGTCCCGGCATTCCAGCTTGTCTTCTAAATATTTTACCCGGATATATTTCCATTGATTGTCCACCAACTAAAGCAGACTCATCTACATCAAATACCAAAGAACCAGCCATTGCTAAATTATCTATAGCCATTCTTGCATGACCGTTCATAATCTGCTGACTGTCATCCATATTCTCTGCTACACCAATACCAAAGAAGTTATACGGATTTCTTTCGTATGGGAAAGCATGATAAGGTATTCTGTAAGGAGTGAATGGATTTATTACAGCTCTTAAAAGTTGGTCTCCACATATCCATACGTTTACTTGAACTTCATCTAAATCATCTATATCATCATCAAGTTCAACACCTACTTCTCTAGCGTACTCTGCATCCATGATACCCCAGTACTCAATAACTTCAAAGTTATTATGATATGCTTCATCCATTCTAGCATCATCTTTTAGAGAAGATTCAAAATCTTTTTCTACATAGTTTGGACCCATTTGAATACAAGTTCTAATTGCATCCTCATCAAAGTAAGGCATGTTACGTAGTTGCCTTAATTGACTTCTGTTCATTTTGTGTCTATGGATAACATATTCACATTCATCCATATTAGTTGCTGATGGGTCAGGATAAAAATCCCAGCAACTTACAAATTCTATTCTTGGTACTCTAACTTCAAGTGGATTATAAACTCTATTACCTTCTTCATCTGTATCCCACTTGTGAAGTTTCTTGTTAAAATTAAAAGGTCCTTTAACAATACCAGTACCTAATAAAGCTGCTTCAAGTAAAGCATTACGTATTTCTGAAGAACCGTTAGACTCATCTATTTGGTCATGGATAAGTTTCTCCATTCTTCTTGCTGCTCTTTCTGCAGGTTTTAATTCTATAGCCTGTGGGTCAGGACTTGTACCGTCTTTTAAAATACCAGCATCTTTTGCTTGGTCTTCAATAGAATCTTCAAATATACCGTTGTAAAAACTAGCACCGGGTTTTAAAGTTCTACCATCTCCTTCGTACCCAACATCATAAGGACTATCTACTCTATTACCAATATCATCTGGTATCTCACCTTCTGATGTTTCTATTCCCGGTACAGGATTAGAAGTATCAAGGTGTGCATAATCTGTTTCGCCTTCAGGTATTTTAGTTTCTGCTATACCAATAGGAAACTTACCTGTACCAAAGATAACATCAACAAGTTGACCAAAAGCAGCGAGTACTTTTGTTTTGGTTATCTTTACAAAGATTCTAGATTTTTCAGAATCTCTAAACTTAATGGACTTGTTGTAAAGTCCTCTGTAGTTTTCGTAAGCTTGTAACCATCTTCTTTCATCTGTCTCTCTAGCATCTTCTGCTTGAGCATAACGACCTTTGATAATACCAATAAGATTTCTACGCTGGTCATCAGGCAGTGTTAAGTTTTTACCAGACTCACCTTCTACTTCTTCGTAGATGTTATCAGCATTTAAAAATGTATTATCTTCTGCCATGTATCCTAGTATCCAAATGTAGAATCTATTGGTCTGTACATCTCACGTTTTAAACCTCTAATCCTTTCTAATGGGCTTTCCATTCTTGGTCTGCTCATTATCATATAACGTAAAGCATCATATGCGTGGTCTGAAGCTTTCGTATCCACATCTTCAGGATTAGTTTTAGATAATGGTATAGACTGTAATTCTCTTATTAAGTTCGGACATGTGTTAAATATCTGTAACTTAGGTCTACCGTTATCTCTAATCTTTAAATACTCGTGTATTTGTATTTTACCTTGTATTCTATTTTTATCAGCTCGTCTTAACTTATGACCAGCTTTAACTAAACTTTCTCCTACAGTTGGACCAGTTGTTCCTGTTCTTGCCCAAGCTGCAGTATCTAAAACCCCATTCACTGAGAAAGGGTCTTCTGTCTCCATATCTGTTATTATAGCACCTAATTCTTCTCCTGTCAAGCCTTTTTTGTATAATTCTCGATAAATTATCAAAGTATTGTCATTTATGTCCATTATTCCCCATAAACAACAGGATTCTGCAGCATATCCGTAGTCAACTGCTTTAACTCTTTCCCAGTGTAAAGGTAGTGCAAAAGGAGCAATAACATGAACGGTTGGGTCAAACTCAACAAAAGCTGCTCCTTCAGCAACATCCCAGTTACCTTCTAATAGTTGTCTTCTTTGAATGGGTGGTAAAGACTTAAGCATTTGCTCATAAACACCATCATCCGCAAGGTATGGGTTATCAGCAAGTTTGGCAGGTATGAATTTACGGGTAAGACCATCGCTTCCCATAAAGGATTTGTTTGATTCATTAGGTTCAATATATCTTTTCTTTACCCATTGAGAACCTACACCTCCGGGGTTAGCAGTGCAACGTAGGTATGTTTGTATCTCTGGGTCAGTTGTTCTAAGACGTGAAGCAAGATAGTTCCAACTAAACTCTGTTGGTAAGTGCGTTATCTCATCAAAACCTATCCAAGAATATGCTTGTCCTTGATATCTGTATACGTCTGCATCTCTTTCAAGGAATCCAAACTCAACCTTTGCACCGCTTGGAAAGTTCCAAAGTTTTTCTACTTCTCTGAACTTAGCACCGGGAAAAGCTTGTGGATATAATTCACGAGACTTATCAATCATCTCTCGTAACTCTGGCATAGACCTTCTAAGTATCAAAGCTCTATGGGCTTTTCTATGAGCATACCTTAATGGGTCAACTAACATAGCATAAGACTTACCACCACCAGCAGCTCCACCGTATAGTACATCTTTCTCACCAGCAGCAAGGAAGTCTGTCTGTGGACCTTCGTTAGGATGGAATAATACTTGATGATTATCTAGTTGTTCTTTTACAGCTTTAGGTAAGCTATTTAAATCATCGGGAGTAACAACACCTTCTTTAGTATTATCAAGTTTTTGAAGTGTTTCTTTTTGTTTTTTAAAAGAACTCTTAGCGTTGTTAAGCTTTTGTTCAAGCTTTTGAATGTTTCTTTGTTTACGACTTATAGTAGCACGTGCAGACTTAATCGCTTTCTCAGTATCTGTTTTTGGTCTACCTGCTTTTTTACGAGGCGTACCGTCTTTATTTCTTACAAAATTACCGTCTTTATCTTGCAAGTAAAGATGTGGGTTCAGTTCCCAATCTTTCGCTTCGTAATCCATATTTTTTATCTATGTGTTTTTTAAGTCCCGGAGCAGATATACGTCTGTCCGTTTTATATTCTAACCAATCACATGCAGCTTGTAGTGATACTTCTTCGTTTACTACCATGTTCTCAGCTATTTGTAATGCTTCTAATTCTTCTTCAATAGGTTTTAAAAAAGAACTAGACTCATCAACTAACTCATATCCAAAGGGTATGGTTGATGTAGCTCTTTTTATGTATCCTTCTTTCATTTTACTTTTAATAAATTATAGGCTATAGCTTCTGGAGATATTTTTTCTCCGTCTATATCCATCATTTGATGTTCTAATCTAGCAGCAACATTAGCTGGATGATTTTCTATTGGACCATCAAACTCTTTATCATATCCTTTAATTAATCCTTTTTCAATATCTTTTTTAAAAACTTCTCTAGCTTCATCTTCAGAATAAAAACCGCCTTGTCTATTATAAGAAGGAACATTATAAATTTTATTATTATATTCTATACCTATAACATTAGCTGTTACTGGTTGTCCTTTTTCATTTATCATAACCTTACCTTGCTCTATAGTATCTTTATGATATTGTTGATTATATGTTAAAACTGGACCACCTTTATTTTTTACTTTTCTATAAGCTCTTGTTTTTCTTGCAACTTTCTTTGGTTGCTTAACGAACTGTCTTCCTCGTTTGGTTCCTTCTCGTTTTGCTTTTGTTGTTGCTGCATATTCTTCAGATGATAATGCCTCTCTCGCTTTCTTCGGGAGATATCTTTCCCCCGTTTCCGCAGACGGTTTACCACTTTTGGTACCCCAATCTTGTTTGGTCCATTGTCTAAGACTCCTTTGAGACTTTTTTAAGTTTGACATTATTTATAGCCACCACCTTTAGCTTTGTATTCTTTGGCAAGAAGCTGGGCTTTTCGAGCTGACCATTGCCCGGCTTTACCACCCTTGGTACCAGCTTTAATCTTCTCGAAAAGCCTCTTACGCATAGTCGGCTTCGTATAGTTACCGGCTTTATTTACAGTTGACTTAGTCTTCGTCTTTTTTGTTGGCATCTTTATCCTCCTTTTTGAAGATTCTATCCCAGTTCTCACTGAACTCATCACGAGTTATATGTCCGGGTTTACCTTGATTACGTCTCATAGACAATCTACTGTTTTGTTTGTGTAAGGCTTTAAATTTAAAGTGTCCTGCGTGTGGCATGTTATTTTATAAATGTCTTAATTATTTTTTGTAGTCTTGAAGATTTCATAAACTTATGAAACTTTTTAAAGTATTTTTTCATATTACCATTAGTCATTCTGACTACCATTTAACCTTGTCAGCCCAATAAGCTGCTGACATTTTTCCTTTTGCTATGTTCTTAGCATGACGAGCTTTAAAAGAACGTCTCTTTGCTTTCATTCTGTCTGACTCACCTGCTTTAGGTTTACCAGCAGTCTTAGCTCCTTTTTCACCAAACCTAATAGTCTTTATCTTATCACCTTCTTTGGCAACAACTATGTGTGATTTCTTAGGATGGTTAGGAGTTCTTTTAGGCTTGTTATAACCAGATACTCCTGCTCGTTCTAATCTAGGGTCTTTTTTGCTCATTTAATGCACCGTTTTCTTTTTAACTGTAGTATCGTGTTGTAGTTCTTGGATTTCACCCAGTACTAACAATCCATACTGTATTGCTATTCTATTTGCTTCAGCTACTGTATCTGCTTTAATGTAAGGACCAAGTCCTATACCTTCTTCATTAACAAACTCAGTTATCCAAAGTTTAGTCATTATTGACTACCTCCTCATAACTACCTTCTTCTACTTCTTCTGCTGTGATGTCTATCGTTTGTTTTTCTGGTAATATAAAGATACCACCGCTAACGTTATGATTAACATCCAGCTTATCTGTTTTAACAACACCAGCTCTATCTAGTATTGTTTGTGCAGCAGCTAATTTATTGTTAGCTTGTGGTACAGGCTTATCAGATTTCATAATCTCTATAAGCTTGAATGCTGCTGTAGGGGCTTCCCTTGCAAGTACGTCACTGGCAATATCTACTACTTCGCTTTTAAGTGATTTTAATATTTGATAGTGATTGCCTGAATACCCTGCAAGTTCCGCTGACTTTTTGAAATCCCCACCGGTCTCAACAAGATTGTTTAAGAATGCTTGTTGCTTCTCTGTGAGGTTTCTCTTTTTTTCCGGTAAGTATGACATACCCTATATTATAGAGTTACTTTAGACATTTGTCAAGTACTTTTAAAGTTTTTAAAGTTTTTTCACAAAGGTCTTGACAAATGAGAAAAAGAAGTGTATACTAAAGTTGTAAACGTCCCCCGGTTACATATCTAAGATAGCCACGTTTACGTCTCAAATATAAATCACTATAGAGCCTTTTGAATTATTTTGAAGTTGATATAATATTGTTCCAAATCCTATATAAAACTTTGTAAAGTATAGGGGCTGGTTAACGTCTAAAATAGGTAGAAATGTATATGATTTATATATGTATACGGGTACCCCCTATGTACCTCCTACCTGCCCCATCACTGAAACTTATAAAACTTTATAAAAGCCATGAATGTCCCACGCTTACCACGTTTTCAAAGTATTTGCAAGTATTAAAGTATATAAAATCTATATATAATTTATGTTGACTTTATAAAGCTTTAAAAGTTTTTTTTATCGCCACTTGTTAAACTTGTCAAGCTTTGCAAAGTTTTACAATCTAGTTTATGAGCCTTGAAAAGTTTATAAAGTTTATAAAGTTTATAATATATTATAACTTTTTAATATATTACTACTTTGTAAAGCTTTCTAAGACTTCGAACACTTAACCCACATCACAACATCTCTTTTCTGAGATATCGCCTTACAAGGCATTTAAGATGCTGTATATTTATACAGTACTTTACTTCAAAAACTTTATAAAATCTATTGACTTTCTAACAGTTTCATGTTAGTTGCATTATTCACTTAACATACTTTGAAAAGATTTACAAGTTATTTTATATATAAATTCTATATACTTTTATTTAAATTAGTATTGACATTTATTTAAATATGTT